TCAGACCTCTATGGTCTGTACTGGCAAGCCTGGTGCTTTGCCAATAATTTTCCCCTCCTGAATGATTGCCTTTTCACCCGCTGCCACGCTGTCGCCCGCGACGCGGATCTGGTTGTTATCTCTTAACGTCACAATCGAGGTGCCGTCGGTGCCGACGCTTGCCACAGTCACGATTTGCTTTGCACCTGGTGCCAGCAATGCCTTGAACTTTATCCACGGATTACTCATGCGGCCTCCCAACCTGCCGGACGATCTAACGTAACCGTCTGAATGACGGTCGCATTACTGCGACCGGGTACAGAAATGTTTATTGCGTCAACGTAGGCGCGGTAGTTGTTTGCCGGATCATCATGCAGAACACCAACCATCAGACCTGGAATCAGTAGGCCAGGCTGCGCGGACGTTTCGGGAACTGCGAGATCCAGCGTGTAGGTTTGACGATTACCGCTTGCAGACAGCTCTGCCGTGCCGCGACTTGTATTACCTTCAATCGCCGTCAGCCAGCTTTCGGTAATGTCCGGTGCCGGGTTATCTCCAGCCGTACCCAGCCGCTTAACGGTCAGTGCGACGCCCTCGGATTCGCCTGCCACCAGAACGCTGTTAAACAGTGGCTTTTCTGCACTGTCCATCGACTCACCCAGAATCTGTGACTCGTAGATTGTGCGATCCATATCCGCGCCCAACAGATGCCATGCTGCGGCCGGGTACTTTGGGCGCACGTAAAGCGTATTGCTCGCCGGATCTGCCAGTACGACGCCACCGGCAACAGACGCCAGGCGTTTGATGACTTCAATCGGTGTCAAATCCTGATACGAGAATGAACTGTTAGGCATTGACCAGTCAGGTAGCAGGGTTGTGTCCCAGTCGACCGCGAATCCGGTTCCGAACAGTTCGTCTGTAGCCGCTTGTACTGCGGTAGTCGATGCGATAGAGCGTGTACGCTTCGGCGCGTATGGCTGCCCGAGATACTGACTGCGGCTGTAGCCTGTGATGCGCCAGGTCTGATCGAGTTTATCGCCATTGATTTTGCGGGATGCGGAATACTTAGGTACGAAAAATTCAAAGCGGTGTCCGTTGATTATTACCGCCAGTTCCTTGTAGCCGGTCACGTCCGGTTTAATCAGATCAAGTGATCCTTTATTGCGGATCTCGCACGTCATCTGCCAGCTGAATGTTTCCCTGTCGCAAGATATACGGATATCCGCGACATTGAGCGGCTCTTCGCCAGGGAGTGCGATAACGTCTACTGAGTTCACTGTGATGTTTACCTTTGCTGAATTACCTGCGGGAATATCGCCCGGCACAATAACGGGCGGTTCTGTTAAATACGGCAGCTCTACTGTATATGCCTGTCCGTGGGCTGGACCCCAGGGCGCGATCAGATCGTCGTCTTTTTTCGGTGGCTGATGGATGGCCACCGATACGCCGCTGGTAATGGGCTGCGCCGGCAGATCGGTCAGCTTGCGGCCACCCCATTCAATAAAACCGGATGGCACATAGGGGCCATCCGACAAATCCAGCAGACCGGATAAATCCAGCAATAATTCACCGGCCAACAGGTCGTATTCAGAGGGGCGATCGGTGTATTTCGCCACCCACAGTTGTGGCATCGCCACCGGCAGATCCAGCACGACCAGACTGGTCGATACATAGGTGGCCATGCCGTGCCAGAGTGCGGTACCCGCAACATGATGACCTCCCCGGCATTGCTGACTGAGCGACGTTAAAACGTCCCAGCCGGTGCCTGTTGATTGCTGCAAAATCTGCGTGGCCTGCGCCACCGCTTCAGAGACTTCGTATTGAACAGGAACACCACCGGCAAATGGATTAACCGAGGTTAAATACACCGGAAAGTCTGCCGGCATGATCGACATCGCAGCAGAAAAACGGATGGGCGTTAATGGCATGGAAATGCCAGCAACCGAAGTGGCTGCGGGCGAGGCTGAAGAAAAGGTGGCGGTGAAACCCGTGCGCAGATAATCGGCCATCAGACTACGATCGGGCCGACGGTTTTAGGCCGGTAAAAAGGCACCGCCACTAACTGGCAAGTGCCGGACATCACCAGCGCTCCTTCCGTGGTGGGCCATGCCGGCTCTTCGGCCAGCTGGCCAGCCATGGAGACCTGATAAACATAGCCGTTGGGAATCGCCGGGTGTACGCGCTCACCGACACCGCGCGCATCGCCGCTATTAAACGGCACGCCGTAGTTATCCAGCGCGGTGATTAACACCTGCCCGTCATAGCCTTGCCATTCCAGTGTGTACTGGCCGGTATTTTCGTTGGATTGTGTTTGTGCCAGGAAGACCGGTGCCTCACCATCAATACCCACCGCAATCACGGTACGGGATACCGGGGCTTTGTTCACCGTTGTGCGGCCTGTGAATGATTTTGGCTCGCCAGTGCCGGAGGACTGTCCCTGGCTGGTAAATTCGATATTCAGCTGGCCGGGGTTGTAGACGTAGTTGTCTACCCACCAGACCCCATCCGCTATCCCGTTTTGAATTTTCAACGCTAGCAATTTATAGCGTGCAGATGCATCAATCGCGGCAAGCGGAAAACTCAATTTATCTCGCGTAACAACAACAGCATCTGCTGCGCCTACTGCGCGCACGAACTGAGTGATAAAAAACACGCCGGGCTCGATGGGCAGATTGTGAAACAAGCTAATCCGAATCGGATTAACAACCGGTAGCGTGACCGTATCGAAATCTAAAAACAGCATCAGTAAGTCCAGTCGCCCGCTTCAAGACTGAGCAGAAAAAATGCGTTCCAGTTCATGCGCCACAAGACATGCCGCTTACTTGATAAATAAACATCTCCGCAAACCCCGTCCGCCATTTTCAACAAGTCGGGCAACGCTTCTGCAACATACGCCGGACGAGTAAAGAGTAAGTTCGTTTTGAGTTGCGGCACAACCGATCGCTGCCACGCCGCAGCTCGCACAAGAGACGCACCGCCCGATGACACAAAAACAGAAACCGGCGTGACATCAAATTCAACAACAGCATCAAGCGAGCTCGGATAACTCAATAATGATCCGACATTCACGCCAGACAACATAACGTAATGATTGCCCGATGCTGGGGCACCGGACTTATCACGTGATACTGTACCGATATCCGATCGCGCGCCGCCTCCTCCGAGCGAGTTTAAATCGCCCCAAATTCCGATCGCGCCGCCAAAAATGCTGAAATCTCCCACCTCGCCGCTCAGCCCGCGAACATCACGAAAACGACCGAACGACAGTGACGCGCCTGAATTGAATCCGTACGACACATTAATCGTGCGCAATGACTCGGCCGATGAAGTCATCATCATAAATACTGCATCGTCATTAGCAACGACACACCAGCCGGAAACCGCTGTCAGTAATGATGACGCGGGGCGCTGCAACACAGCAGACGATGAATCCCAGACTGTAGTATTTGATATTTCAACGTAGCCAGATCGGCCATTCACCGGTGTTGTAGCATCAATCATTCCGTCCGCGACAAACAAAAACGGATGATCATTACTCGCTGCGCGCACAATACCCAGCACCCCGGTTTGACTGCTATTAATCAGCGTCAGCCAGCCGCTGTTTACCCAGTCATCATAAACAACGCTCCAGCCAGCAGCGGGTTTGCTGCCATAACCCGTTACAAGGCACGCAAGAATTATTTGATAAAACGCATCTTGTCGATTAGTTAATACCGGCGCGCCGGGGTCGTCATAGTAATAAACCGTTGGTGCTCCCATCAGTCTGCCTCCACTCGGCCTTCAAATATTGTCGCGTCTTCCGGTGCCGCACCGCTGCTGGGCAGTACCGTTCGGATTGCCCACACCGGGGACGCTGCCGGGTCGGTATCAAACCGCAGCACGTTGGACGTTACCCAACCGCCACCCCAGCCTTGCTGTTTAATGGTGAAATACGGCTGGCCGGTGAATGGGTTAATAGGTGAAAAATCGGCGTTGATACTGCCGGTGCCAATCACGCCGCGTTTTTCGCCGATGCACTGAAAGCCGGTTGATGAGGTGAATTTTAATTTCCAGCGTTCTTTTACCGCCGAGCGGTTATCAATCAGGATCGGGAAATTCACCGAGTCATAACTCGCTACCGCTTCTGCGCCGCTGGTATCACTGAACGTACCGTTGTCGGTCTGACGATCGTGCAGGTTTTTAATGCGTGCCTGCATGGTGCCGATGTAAACAGCAGCGCTGATGTAGCTGTTGTTGGCCGGGTAATCGTGCGTTAACTCGGTCAGCAGTTGCAGCACACCATCCACACCCACCGCACCCAGACTGACCACGTCTTCGATACGATGGGATAGCGTCAGCGGCATGGTCAGGGAATTACCCTCAGCATCCTGGGCTATAAATGGGTCGGCCAATGTCACGGTGCCTGTTGCCCGATCGGCAACGTACATAGCCGGATCAAGATCCGCTCCGGTGGCATCACGGATGGTAATAAGCGCCAGATCAGTGCGGCCGCAGTCAATCACTTGCCCAGCGGTGGGCGTCGCCAACGGTACGGATTCGGTGTTGTGAACAACCGCCAGATAGCCGGGCTGAAAAACGGGCACTGTGCCATTGGTCGGCAATTTAACCGGGTTCAACCCCAGTACCGTGGGGTCGAGCGGAATGGTGGTATAGCTGACGGCGTTATAGGTGAGCGTGCTCAGAATAACGGGCTGCGAAAAGGTAATGCGGACTACGCCGGTTTCATAATTAACGCTGCCGCTGGCCGTGCCGGCGGTGGCTGGCTCCGGCACAATCGGCAATGCATAGCCGTTAATTCCCCCCGTTTGCGGCAGCTGCCCCAGTACATCACCGGTGTCAAAAGAGCCGGTAATGGAACCATCATTAACGGACTCGGCGCGCATTAACGCAGTATCGGCGGCGCGGCGTGCCAGGAACTGCAAACCCGATGGGCGCAGCGGACTGGCAATGGAACGGAACACCACGCTTTTAACGGCTGCTGCGGCACCAATACCGATGGCAGCACACACCAACTGACCATTCAGGTTTGACAGATCGGCAGCAATGGACGCAACCGGAATAACGACGCGACCGCCGCTGTAATCAATTTGGCCGGTTTGCAGGCCGGCGGCGGTGGCGGCATTAAATGAGCGGTACAAATAGCCGTCGCGGCGATCAACCAACTCAATGCCGCTCAGGGTTAATACAATGCTGCCCGGAATAAAGGGCTGAGCGGCATCGAGAACGGCTTCAATGTTGGTATCAGCCAGCGCCTGTGTGTGAGTTGCTGGTTCTGATGTGCTGGTGCTGCGGTAACGCACAGACAGGCTTTGGGATTCTATGCGCAGGGTTTTGGTGACGGTTTCAAACTGGCCGCCGCCGCGCACAACGCCGGTGGATACCTGCACATATTCCCGCACGTCGATCGTTAATACCGATGCGTCAATGGTCATAACACCGGTTTCCGGATTCAGTGTGCCGACCTGCGTACCGCCGCGCAGCTTAACCCGGTTGTAATAGTCACAAGAAATCGGCCAGTCACGGGCAATACGGGTTTTGGTGACAACGCCGCCGATGGTGGTATTCACGTCGACCGAGGTTTTCAGCGTGAAGCTGACGGAACCCGGAATAATATCTGCAACACCCGTGTTTAACGTCAGTGTGCCACCGGTCTGTGCGCTCACATTAACGGTGGCGGCCTGCTGGCCAGAAAGCCAGCGCTCATACACAACACTGATGGCTGAGGTTGGTAACGCGCTGGGGCGCATAAAAATACGGTGGCCAATAATGTACCCACTGGCATGGCCGGTTAAATCATTATTGCTGTCTGCCGTCGCCGTGTAATTGCTGCCATTACGTTGCCAGGTAATCACTACAGATCCGGCGATGGGAATAGCAGGCAGATCCACCATTAACCAGGCATCCAAAGGTGCCGCGCTCTTGGTCATAAACGGCGAACGTGCCCAGGTATAAATAATCTCGCTGCCCATATCCGGTTCGCCCGGCAGAGTGAAGCTGACTGAGCCGGTTTCGTAATTCACGCTACCGCTGACCGATGGGCCGGTTAAAACGCCGGTGCCGTTGTCAGTTACGGTGTACCAGCGGCCCAGGTATGCAAATTCAATACGCACAGAGCCAGGCATGGGTGTGGGTGCCAGCTGATCGGTATAGGTTAACTGACGGTTGCCGGCGGTAATCAGTACGCTGTCCGTATACGGCATTAATTCAACCGCAACGCCGGGTAAATAGGTGGCACTGATGGATTGCGATGACAACAACGACAGCTGCAACGTGCCTTTTAACGCATCCACTACGGCAGTGGCCGATAGTCGTTCAACACCGCTGGTTAGCTGCAGGCCGGCACCGTCATCGGCGTACACAGACCCACCGATGGTTACCCGCAAACTGCCGGGCACCCAGCTGGTTGGCAGGGTTAAAAATGCATCGCCGTTGCGGGTACCCAGATTGGTTGTGCGCGAGCTGCCGATCGGATGAATTACATTGGCCAGCAAACCGGGCCGCTGATCCAGAATCGCCTGCTCGGTAGTGGCTGCCGGAACCAGAGGCGAAAAAATAGAGCCAACCCGAACTTCACGCTCACCGGCTTGCGCCGCGACAGACAACGGCTTAATACCGTAATAACGGGCGGCGGCGTTGGTCTGGGTTTTAAAAATATCGGTGTATCTGTCCGCAGCCGGTTTCGGATCGGCTCCGGCAAAATCATGTGCCAGACGCTGGGTAATTTTCAGCGTCATTTCAAAGGCTTTAAACGTGGCGTAATCACCATTATTGGTAACGTAGGTATAGGATGCCGGCCGCGTATCAACCCGTACAATTTTCACTGCCTGCTCTGCATTGGAATCTTTCAGCACCAATACTTCGCCAATTTCCGGGGCGTCGCTTTCACGTTCGGCATAAACGATTAATGCGGTTTGGCCTGCACGTTGAGTACCGACCGGGCGCAGCGGTGAACGGGTACTCATGACAACGTATTGTTCCACTTTATCTTGGGCACTCAGGCGCTCGTCATAATGATCGCCGGTCTGAAACAGCAGCGTGGAGACGTTAGCAGCAGCGGAGTCTTTGAGAATGATGAAGTGGCCGCCCAGCCCCTTGTCGGTGTTAGCAGAGCGGATAGCCAGAAACAGCTTGCGCATAGACACGCCGCCGGTGGCCATTAAGGGGCGGGATATATCATCCCAGAGGTTATTGATTTGCCCGTTGGGGATGACGGTGCCGGTCATCTGGCCACCACCGTCGGTTTCGTCTGTCAGGCGCTCAGAGCGATAAATTACGACGTCAGATGCTGAAATAGACATTATTCTGGTTCCACTGTAATGAGGTGAATTTTCAGGCGGTAAGGTTCATCAGCGCCGGGGTTTTTGTTCGGGAAAAATGGTTCGGCATCTACGCCGCCTGCTGTCAGATCAATAACAACGGTGTGGGTCGCACCGTCATTGAGCGTTAAAACGCGCGACGTATCCGGCGCTGTCTCCAGCAGCGTACGCAGTGCTGCAAGCTCTGTGCGGGTTATTACTCCGCCTGCGAGCGTAATGGGGCGACCATAACTGAGCGGAGCGATCTGAATATCAAGCGCGCCGTTAACCGCGCGCTGATGCGATGCAGCCCAGGGCTTCCACGCTTGTTCGTTTTCCCAATACAGGGTTTCGGGTAATTGAGTGGCATCTATCAGCATTATGATCGCGCTCCGAATTCTTCCAGGGCATCAAGAAGGTCGTCTTTATTGTTTGCCAATACTTCTACACGCCTTGTGCCGATTTTGACTTCTACGGTTTGTACTTTCTGGGTCTGGCTTTCAGACGTTGTGCTGCTCTGGCGCTGGGCCGTTTGCCGTTTTTCTTCGCGTGATTGTTTAAGTTCGTCAGACCTGACTTGATCAAGCAGTTGCAGCGCTTTTGTGTAGTACTGAATGGTCTGCTGATCATTCCAGGCACGGGCTTCTTTCAGCTTTGCTTCGTACTCTTCTTTTTTGTTTTTATATTGACGTTCAGCAATGGCTTCCTGATTGCCGTTAAGTCGATCCAGCTCATCCTGCAGGCCATCAACAACGGATTTTGCTGTAGCACGCATCGACTCCAGTTTTTGGTTTGCAGAATCCAGCGCAGATTGAAGCTGGCTTAAGTCTTCTTCGCCCAGCAGGTTCATCCATTGCTGAGCATTTTTGGCTTGATTAATAAACGCCTGATTAACTCCCTGTCCGGATTCCAGTGCGTTGATATATTCCATCGCTTTGAGCTTTTGCTCCTGGTATGCGATCAGCGTTTCGTTTTTCGCCTGGATAACGGAGTTTTTAAAACGGTTTACGCCGGTCGGGTCGAATACCTGAAGATTATCAATGCTGACTTTGCCGAGTTCTTCACGAGCGGCTGCAATGGATTGCTGCAGCGCTTCCATTTCGCTGACCGGGCCAGCTGTACTGATGCCGAGTTTATTATCGAATGCCGCGCGGGCCTGCTCGCTGAGTGCGGACATTTCATCACGCACAGATTGGAACCAGGCAGCGAGGCTTGCGCCTACGGCCTGCACGTCGCGCTCAGAATCTTTCGCAGCAGCGCCTACATCACGGGTTGCTTCTGCGGCTTTCTTTGCGCCTTTTTCGGTTTTGTCTCCGGCTTGCTCGCCAGCTTCGCCCGCATCGCTCTGTACTCCGATCAGGTTTACCAACTCATCCGATAATCCCAGCATCGCAGCACGCACTTTCAGCTGCTCAATGACAACCGATCGTTGCCCCTCAGATACATGCTCATTAGCCGCAATGGCAGCTTGCGCATATGCAAGAAATGCGGCTTTTTGATCGGCCAGAGGGGCGTTCATTTTCTTCAAATTATCAACCAGGACTCCGAGCTTTGATGCAGAATCCTGTAAGCTTTTTTGGCTCGTAATGCCAAACTCACGCATGGCATCTTCAGCGTCTTGGATGCCAGGCGTTGTACTATTGATGATCGCTTTTTTTACTTCAAGTTGCTCGTTGAGGCGTTCAATTTGAGCTGCACTTATTTCACCGTTGCTGCCCATTTCCTTAATTTTGGTTTTTATCTCTTCGAGAGCAGAGATGCTGTCGGCCTGATTGAGCGCGCCACGAATAGCGATTTCCAGAGCAGTCATACGTTTCTCGCCGGTCACCCCCATTGAATCAAGAGTAACGGCGATATTGTCGAGCTGGGTGATGGCTTCCTGAGCTGCCGGGCTTATTTCTCCCAGCGCAGATTTAGCACTCACACCAAGCTCGTCGAATGACTTACTCAGAATCAGTTCGTTGTATTCTTTGAGTTTTTCGGCTGACAGCTTGCCGCTTTCAAATGCAGACCGAAGTCCCGCTGCGAACTTACTCAGATCTGCTGCTTTACTTTCATTGATCCATTTTTTTAGCTCTTCAGTCAGGATGCTGGCATTACCAGACGCTTCATCAATCTGCTTTGTAAATGCAACGACGCCAGAATCGGATGTCAGATCCAGCTGGCTGAACTCTGTGCGAATCTTCTGCGCAGCTTCCGCACCTTTATCGCCCGCATCTTTAAGTGCAGATCCTGTATTTACGGCAGCGTCAGCCGCTTTTTTCTGCACATCGATACCGGCTTCTACTTCAGCATAGATCCGCCCATATACGACCTGAATATTATCCAGTTCGGCATTGAAGCGCGCCCATGCATCACTGGCATCGGATGGGTTGGATATAACATCCCAGGCCAGTGTTGCTGCAGCGGCTAATTGTGAAAATGCAGCGGCGAGTTCAACACCCAGCTTACGCGCCCACACAAAATTTTCGGCCAGCTGGTCGCCAATATCCCGGCCGATTTCCCAAGCTGACCACAAGCCGCCGATCGTTCTGATTGCTCCGCCCAGGAGGCCCACCTGAGCAGTGAGTTCTTTAATGGATAATTTTGACAGCGATACTTCTTTTCCTATATCGCCGAAGGCTTTAACACCAATAATGCGGAGCGATAAAAACACCAGGCGCAACGCACCCGCCGTAACGGCCACAGTTCCGAGTGATGTAGCGATCGCGGCAATGGATGGATTGGCCTCAACAAAGTCTGCCAGCGCTCGTGATACATCACCGATGCCCTCAGCAGAGGCGCGGATGATCGGCAAAAAAATGGTGCCCAGATTAATGGCAATTTCCTGCAGACCGTTCTGCATTAACTGGATCTGCTCCTCGGTCGTTTCCATTCGCGCGGCAAACTCACGCTGCATCGCGCCAGCGGTATTACCCGTATTGGTAACACGGGCGAGTGATGCGTCGTATTTATCCAGACCATTTAATAGTCGCGCGATGTCGTCTTGATACTCTTGCCCAAATAAGCGAGTGAGTGTTTCTGCCCGTGATTGGTCATCCAGTTTGCTGAGCGTGCGCAGGAATTCAGTCAGGGCTTGCTGTGGATTACCCCGGATATCGTCGGCCAGTTGCTTCGCTGATAAACCAATCCCCTCAAGGGCGCCTTTAAACTCTGGCCCCTGCACATTGGCCGTTTGCAGTTTGCTTAACAGGGCATTAATACCGGTACCGGCGACTTCGCTTTTCGCTCCCATCTCAATCATGGTGGCGGCTAAAGCGGCAGCCTGGTCAGCGGTTAATTTAAACTGACTGGCTGTACCACCGATACGGGTAAGCACATCAAGGATATCCGCTTCACGGGCGGCGGTCGTGTTGCCCAGGGTATTGATAGCATCGCCCAGGGCTTCGACGTTCTCGATCGGGATGTTGAAAATGTTGCTGAGTTTTGCAACTGCATCACCGGCTTGCTCTACCGATAAATCAAACGCGACGGACATCTTCGCTGCCAGCTCAACGAACTGATCCAGCTTATCGATCGGCACGCCCAACTGACCGCCAGCCGCAGCAATTTTAGCCAGACCCTCAGCGGTAATTGGCAGCTCACCGGACATTTCTTTAATGCGCCCGGTCAGCTGTTCAAACTGATCGTCGGTACCATCAACCACTTTACGAACGTCGGCCATCGCGCTTTCAAAGTCGATGGCGTAGCCAGCAATGATACCGATAGATGCACCCGCACCGGCGAGAGCAGCGATACTGCCTTTGGCGTTCTGTAACGATTCACTCCAGCCGTTGGTCTGGTGCTTCAGCTCGCGGATGCGTTCTTCTGTTTTCAGCGCCGCTTGTGCCAACTCTGCCTGAGTCAGCTTTCCTGATTTTTTTAAGCGTTCATACGCTTGTTGCGTCGCCTCTATTTCTTGTTCAATTTCGGCGTGTGCTTTAAGGCCCAGCAACTGGCGATCAATTTCTTCTTTCGACAGTTTCTTCTGTGTTTCCGCCGCTGCAGCCGCTGCTGTAGCTGCTTCTTTCTGACGTAGAACTTGCTTCTCAAGACCGGATGACAGCAGATCAACCCGGCTTGCAAGTTCGGTGGTGCTTTTGTTTGTGCGGATCTGATTGTCGGATAACGATTTGGTCTCAATACCCGCCGCTTTAAGCTCCGCACGCATAGACTGCACAGATAAGCGGCTGTCCTGGTAAGCAGCTTCAGCCTTCTTAACCGCTTTTCGTGCGTTCTCAAATTCACGCACCTGGGCTTTTGTTGGTTCCTCAGTTTCATTCAGTGCTTTGCCGAGTGCCTGGGCTTTTTGCTGCGCTTCGGTAAGCGTTTCGGCGGAATCTGCGACGGCCTGTTTGATCTTTTTGAATTGATCAATCAGTCCTCGCTCGGTTGATACTTGCTGCAGCGCAGATTCAAGATCGCGCGCGGCGTCTTCCCATTGCGCCGTCTCAACGCCAGCCTCTTTTAAACCTGCTATAGTGGACTTTATGTTGCTCAAGCCATCGGCTGTGGCTTTGATTTTTAACGCGAGTTCGAGGTCTTTCATGATTCTATCTCAGGATAAAGCGGCAAAATGGGAAGGCTGGCTGGGTATTTTTCTGGCCATCGGTTTTCCGGCACTGATGCTGAAGCTGGACGCATCTGGCATTGATACGGGTGAGGCGTTTGTTAAAGTCCTGGGCTTAATCATGATCGCCTCCGTTTGCATCGGGTTTATTGCCCTTGTTGTGGCTGTTCTCGGCCGCATCGGTGCATTTTTATTCGGTAAATAACTCCTGTTTATCCTTAAAAAAGGCGGCATCCAGCCGCCTTATTTCGTTGCATCCCTGCGGTCATCCCTGTTACGCCACTTGATTTACTTCGTAGAACGCTGATTCTCCGGCACCTTTGCTGGTGTCTTTCAGCACTTCGCCTTCGATCGGGACGTTCATCATTGACGTGCTTTTAAGCGCCAGCTCGTTCACGATGCCCGGCGACACTTTCCAGATATCGACAATGACCGGCTTGCCGGAGTCCGCTTCATTCAGACCATCGAACACCAGGCCAAACTGCTTCTTGGCTTCGGTCAGTGGCTTCACTTTGTTGTATTCGCCATAGCTGTACGAGACCAATACCGGCAGACCAACGGTGGGATCCGGCAAGGCGGCAATGGCGGTTGCCAGATCACCGGTTTCAGCAACCAGCGCACCGGCTCCCGTTACTTCATATCCGGTGTATGTGGTTTGACCATCGGCACTGGTTACCACCACGCTGGATGCACCGGGGTGATCCAGGCGAATAAGGCCGCCGGTGTGCGCTTTTTTCGCTTCGTCAGTTACCGTGCCGCTGGCAAAGGTTGTGCGTGAGCCGCGCGTGGCCATCGCGATGTTGTCGGCGTTGATGTCGTACAGCACAAAGGCTACGCCGACCGATTCAATGCGGCGCAGTTCTGAGTGAGTGCCGCCGCCCAGCCCATCGTAGTCCGGGGTTTTTTCAACCTGTTCGTTGTGGGTGATTTTCAGATCTGAGGTATTGCCAACATAGAAACGCGGGCCGTCCACAACACTGAGATCCTGCAGATACACACGGCCGACGTTGGCCATCGGTGAAAATACTTTTACGCGCTGAGTCGTCATTATTTAGTCTCCTTTGCCGTGGTTTGGGCCGCAGCAGCAGGCGCTTTTGCAACACCGTTTTCGTACAGCCACTGTGCGGTGCCAGGGCGTACTTTAATTTTGTCACCAGGTTGTTTTGGCTCACCCTTATGGGTGTGCTGTTTTTCCAGAGTGACTTCAATTTCTTCCTGTTTTGCCATACTCAGTTCCTCACTGTTTTGCCTGTAAATTGGTTTCCACCGACCAGCTCAGTGGCGTATACGAGAATCCGTTCTGCCCACCTGGTCGCGGCGGCGTTTCAATCACCAATGGACGGTTGCTGCCTTTCAGCTTTATGCCCATTAATGCCGCAGCAACGGAGCCGGTTAGTGCAATGGCATCTTGCCGGGCTGATGCGCCACTGCCACGGTTGCGAACATTGCGAATGGCAACCACCGTCAGCCAGTTCTGTTCAATCGTTGCGGCTTTGCCATCGGGGCGCGTCTCAATGACGCGGAAGCCGTTGTAAATCACATGCACTGCCGGGGTTGGCTGATTGTCTTCTACGATGTCTGACAGATCTGTGGCCGTCAGGATGTGTACATTCGGCAGGGCATTTTTCAGCAGCTCAACCAGGGCTGATTCGATATCGCTGAGCATCAGTATTTATCCCAGGGAAAGGCTGATGGACGTGCTGAGACTGTCATACGCCCCGGCTCATCTGGCGTACTCGGCTGCTGGTAATTCAGCGATGCACGGCCCGCAGCCAGGTCACGCAAGTAACTATCCTGCTCGGCAATGGCTTTGCGCATTTCATCGCTTTTACGCAGACCGTACAGTCGCCCCAGGGCAATGGCCGCAACGGCAAATGGCAGGCCGGTGTTCTCATAGTGCTCTGGTGCCAGCGGCACCAGCTCACGGTAACGCTGATTAAGGTAGGAGTCGGCGTAACGACTGACCGATTCCAGCAGATCCTGCAGCTGCACAAGAGCGGCATCTGCCGCAGCCATTAACGCCTGATCCTCATTCGGGGATTCTCCGTTAAAGCGCTGCTGCAGCAGATGACCGGTTACCCCCGGATTGCGGCTGGCGAACTGGGCAAGTTCTTCCCAGCCGTCAGTCGCAACCTGGGCTAACTCTTCTACGGTGGCGTAGGCGGCCATCGTTTTCAGATACCCCGGACGATGCGGATAACATCACCGGGTGCTGTGGCGGCATCCAGTGAGTAACCATTGCCGGTGCCGGATGCCAGCGTAATGGCACGCCCCGTTGCGTCTGACTCCACTTCGACACCTGCAGCCACGGCGGCACCGGCTTCGACAAGAATGCAGCCGAGTACGTTTGTGGTGGCTTGCTCACCGGACTCTACGGCGAATTCGCTAACGCCCAGGGCTTTAGCCCCGGCCGCGCACAGGTCGCCGTCCAGGCCGACAAAACGGCGTTGAGCAATCGCAGCCGCAGCGGTGATCGACATCACCAGGATGGGTTGATGTGTCTTCATGCTAAATCTCCATCGTTAACAGGGGTTCCAAACCGGGCCAAGCCAGCCGCCTGCTTCGCGGCAAGTTCGGTTTCGGTCAGGTAAATAAAATCACCTGGCATGTACTTGTCGCCGTTATGCAGCAGCGGCTCCAGAACTTCGCACTCCAGTTCATCGGTCGTTGTTTTTGCAGCCGCGCTGGCGTCGGCAGCGGCTTTATCAGCCGCTACTTTCGGGGGTTGTTTACGAGCAGCCATAAATCCCCCTTAGTCTGCGTTGGTGTCGCTGATCAGGTAACCGGCGGTGGCACCCAGCAGATAAGGACGGTAGATATCGGTCTGGCGAATCAGCTCGATCTTGCCGTCTTCCGTGCGGGAATCGACAACCAGCGAGCCTTTCTTGCGCAGGGTGTAACCGTAGGACGGTTCGTACATGCTGCGCTGCATATTCGCCTGAGCTTTAGGCACATACGCCAGCATGATGTTGTCACGCCAGATATCGGATAATGTGTTTGCGTTGTCCGCCGCAAATACAGATGAACCAATCACGATATTTTCGATTTCAAAAATATCCTGCAGATCTTCCAGACGGATCAGGCGTTTAGTGGTCGTTGACAGCAGTTCGCGCAGTTTCGGATGACGCTTCATCACCTTCCAGGAAGTGTTGCCAATGACCATCGTGTTTGGGTCACGGCCGATGGCGGTACGCACGGCTGTCTTACCGTCATCAATGACGCCTTCAGGATCAGAATCCGCATGGGAGAACTGGCTGGTGCCGCTCAATGTGATTTTGTTGCTGGCAGCGTAATTGGCTGCGTTCTGTGCCAGGTCGGCGCAGTATTTTTCACGGCGCAACTGAATGCCTTCAGTTACAACATTGGTGGCATGAGCACGCAGTGGAAAGGCGGCTTCCTGATCTTCGCGGTAGTCGATCGGGTATTCCAGATCGTGCTCGTCCAGAATGATATCCACATCACCGATATCTTCCGGTTGAATCCGGTTTGACTTGGCACGCAATGCGCGCATCGTCTTGTAAATACGGAAGTGCTCCATACCGAACTTCGGAATTTTGCCGCCTTCTTTATCAACTTCTGCAATAGGGAGCAAAGCTTCAGCAGCGAACTGATTATTGCCATATCCCATTGCCAGTTGAGTCAGTACCGGGTCTTGCTGACGCAGGTTAGATAAACGTGCCATAGTTCAGCTCCTTTAGCTGTTCACTGCGAACGCAGCGGTTTTGTAATCAACGTTGTGTTTTTTCATGTATGCGCGGATTTTCTTATCCATTTCAATGGATTCCTTCGGCGTATTTTCCGCGTACTGCACTGCATCTTCTTCAGCCTGATCGGCATCGACTGCAGCGTTATCACTTGTTGCGGTTTCACCGAATTCCACACGGGGTGGCATGGCAGACAGCGTTTCGGAAAACACCTGGTGCAATGGTTTTGCTGCATCGCCTTCACCGAAGTTCAGGTTTTCAACCGACTGCAGGGCATCCAGTGCGGCGGTAATAACCGGCACACTGTCTTTACCAATGCGGGTGTCATTGGCCAGTTGCTCGGCAAATGCCAGGTTCTTTTCATGCGCGCGGTCAGCGGCTTCTTTTGCATGGGCGGCATTGGCAGAAGCCAGCTGCGTCTTCAGTGCTTCATTTTGAGCTTTAAGGTCGGCGGCTTCTTCTGGGGTCACGGTGTGTTCCTCTTTAGTGGGTAACTGAGGTTCGGGCGCTGCTGGTTGTGGTGAGACAGCGGGCGCTGCTGGCTGGGCAGCAGCAGGCGTTTCTTCCGAAAATTCGATGGTTATGCAGTCGTCTTGCTCTGCGTAATTAACCAGCTGTGCTGCACGCAGTCCTTTAATGGCCGGTGGCTGAGCGCCCAGGAAAGCAATGTGGCGCAGGTAATAAACGCCCGGCACAGGGTTGTGCGGACTGGCCGGTGGATAAAAGGATGCGGATACTTTTTTAAATGCGCCGGACTTATGCAGCTCGGCAAAGTCGGCATTGACCTGGTGCGGGATGGCTTCCGGGCCGTCTGCGGCCATCTGCAGAGATTGCACCCAGCCGTAGGCAGGTGCGTCATCTTGCGGATGCCCAATGCACAGCGGGGCTTCGTGTTTGGCAGGGTCGTAAGCCGCAACCGTGGCAGACAGATCAGACTCGCTGAACGTGAGCTGCTGGCCACCCATATCAATATGAGTGCCGGGCTTGAATAAATGGATAACTGGGTTTGGCATACTGGCTCACCTTTAACGGAGTGAGGCCAGTATCGGGGAGGGTCGCGCGGTGCGTCTTTTAACGCAGTTTATAAATATTTTTAGGTTTTCTGGCAGGAGTTTAGCCGTCGGCAGCATTGCATGCCGAAAGCCATTACGCAAAGCGTCTTAATTGCGCGTTATAACGCGTTATAACGCTTTGATACGGTTTTCTTCGGGCGGATGTAGCTATGCGCATTACAGGAGCGACTGTTGCGCCTCAGAATTGATTTCGTAATTCACCCGGCGCAGCACTGCATAAACCCATACTTTGCTGACTTTGTACTTTGCCGCCAGCTCTGCGTGATTGTCGCCGGTAAAATCCTGGTAAATGGCGAGGTCACGCTGACGCAAACGCATGCGTGCGCCTTTACCGAAATACAGCTGCTGCCCGGCCCAGGCTTCGGTCAGGGTGTCGATGATTTCCAGTGCCATGGTGTCGGCCTCTTCGTCATTCAGGCCTGCTCGGCGAGCTGCTGCAGATGCAGTGTCGAACAAATCGGTCAGCATCTCCGGGGCATCACGCATTAATTTACGGGCAGCGGTCATAGTGGCCTCCTGTTAAGGTCGCCTGCTTTAAGGTCAGGAGTGAGATTGGTTTTGTACGCGCTTTTGCCACTGCTTAAGCGATTCAATTAACCGGATCAACGTGGCGTTACTGCAAAACTCCGGGGCTTCAAACTGGCCCCGCGTCTGACGACGAACGTAACTGCGCAATGCAGCATCGGATGCGTCGCGCAGAATACCTGTTTCAGCCATATCGCCCCAAACAGCTTTTAATTTATCCAGCAGATCCGCCGGGGCTTTTTTTGTACTGGTTTTCGGCGGGCGGGTTTTAAACCCGCGCTGCTTCATAGCCTCAACCACTTTATGCAGATCCATCACGCCCATATCCGCAGACGAGGTTTTCCCCGTTGCGGATTTGAGCAAGGCCCGGTACGTGTCATCGTCCAGACCGAGTTGCTGTTTGCCGATATGGATTTGTGCAATCAGCTTCTGTCGGTTACTCATAACGCCTCCAGTAGTTCGCGTTTTGTACCGGTCATTCCCCGGTTTAACTGGGCCTCTTTTCCTTTTCTGTAACCCTCATTCTGAGACTGCCAGTCGTTACCTTTGGCGCTATGTTCTTTCGGCTTCAATGCTTTCAATTCCGCGTGGTTCTTATTTTTATATTCCGCTATCAACGTCTTATGCTTTTCCGATACCGGACTTATAAAATCTGCAATGACTGAATACACGGCAACCACCCACTGCTCAGCGAAAAGGTCGCCACGGCGGCTCTTTGTCGCTGGCTTGCAGCGTTTCTGCTTGCGTACATGCTCAGCCCGATCGCGGGTCAACTGACGACGCAGCACGTCGTATGCGTAGCTTGCAACCTCTGGTGCCTCCTCAATACCGATAAACTCAACCTCGGTTTCTTTTTGAAAAAATCCAGATCGAAAAATAGCTTCTACAGAAAAGGCTTCGCAGATGACTCCAACGAGCATGTGTTGCCACTTAGGTGGTTTCTGAGCGCGGCCCCCATTTACACGAGCAGACTTAACACTGAGCAGGTCTATATCCTGTTCCGACAACTTATGCGCCGCCATTAACTTCTGAGCCTGACGCAACGCTGCTGCTGCCTCGTGCGGATTACTGCTTTTAGCGAGTGCCAGACACTTGCGGATCTTTTCAAGGATTTTGTTATTGTTGGTCATTTCAACAGTCCCATGCAGTCTCTGGAAGGCTAGGCAAATAAACTTCCCGATAATATTTTTTAGCCATTTTCATTCTTGAAATAATCGCTTCCCGGTAACAACTTTCTTCCGGCAACTGCTCTTTCAGCCATTCAATATCTTCATCTGTAATTTTGTCGTAATAATCTGCACTTATTGGGAATGACATATTTATTTCCCCCTGTTAGAAAGGTATTTTTCAGCGTCTCGGATTTTGATCACATGGTAGCGATTCTCAAGTTCCATATCAGTCTCCATAAAACTCACTCAGATTGACGAGCCCGAATTTCCCTGGTCGGCGGCAATCACCGTCCGGCCCACTCATTTCGACCAGGAACCAGCCTTTTGGTAAATCACAGCGGCTGGATTTCTTGTCGATACATTGCTCCGCTTCGTGAATCAGCCAATCGTCCTCTTCTTCCGGGTAATTCTTGCGGTAGGAATCAACGGCATTAATAACCGCTGCACCCATTTCGGCTGAATCGGTAACGTGATTGATAACGATGGATGCATACACGATGGTGTAGGTATCCGGCAGACCAAGCTGTTTTGCCGCTGATAATTCTGCTGCTTTCTTAAACATGCTGACCTCACACTGCTGTAAAGCCGCCGCAGCGGCGGAAGAAGTCCATAAACATAATCAGACCGCTGATCTCTTTTCCGGTCTGAAACCAGCCCTGTGGCGGTGTCCAAAGCTCCAGGGCTTTGGCACAGGCTTCAGCCTGTTCTTTACTGGCCTCCAGATCGTTAGCGCTTATTGTCATGCCCAGGATCTGTTTCAGCGGGCCTTTGTGCAGTTCGTAAAAAGTGCCGTTCGCCACGTTAATGTCCGGCACGTTAGGATTATTGGCTATCAGTTGGACGCTCATATCCGCCTCCCACGTCGGTGATATTGAGTGGAATAATCCGGTAGGCTTCGCTGTCGTTTACTCGCTCGTATACACGGATGTAAACGGTCGCGCCATCGACCATGATGGAGTTTTTCAGCGCCTCACACGCCTTAATCCAGTCAGGATGTTGGATGTCATAACTCAGCAGGCGTAGTAACTCTGCGGTGCGGAGTTTATCCCCCCGAGACGACCGGAACGTCGCATTGATCAATACTCGGATATCGTTTTCTGCCGATGCAGAAATGGCTTCGAGATATTTATCGAACAGGCTCTCTGCCGCTTTCATCTCAATATTGAACGTCATCCGGTCAGCGAAGGTGCGCTGGACTTTATATCGGCCATCGTAGCTGTAAAGCGTGATATTGCCTTTATCGCCGCCCAGGCTTGCGCCGTATTTTTCACCCGCGATTTTGATCAGTTCACGAATATCGTCGAGCGCCAGGCGTTTGAATTTCGTCAGCGACATACTTAATTCACGAGCCTGCTGAGCGAGAGCTGTTACCGACTGGTCGACGATCTTATCGATGTCTTTAACGTTCTCTTCACGCACCAGGTCGCCCCGGCTGTTTTGCATGTAGCCTTCAGGGATCTGATTGGTCATGACTTTTTTTCCCGTTTCAAATTGAAATATTCATCGTGTCCGCATTTCGGGCAGACTGATACCGACCAGCCGCATTCCTGCATTTTGTCGATACGATCCGCCGTCATGTGTTTCTTTCTGCATTTACAACATTGCAGCTCGTACTTTGCATTCTCTTCCTCTTTCTGCAGTCGCTTGATGCGGCTGGCGAGGCGCGTCATTACCGTCGGCTGACATCCGGGCACTTGCATTGCATCCAGGCACTGCTGGACGTCGAATTTTTTCATCGCGTCAAGACGATCGGTAACGGATACCGAGCCGCTGGCTTTAAATGGATCAGACATTTTTCGTCTCCTTTATCGCTTCAATTTCATAGTTCAGAACACGCCAGCCGCGATCAGGGGCTGCCGGATTAAGGATCAGAGGTTGCGCACCAACCTCTATGCGATCGACTTTAAATCCTGTCCAGATCCGGCGCTGAAATGGGCGGCTGTCGATCACTTCGTTGTCGTCGTTAAGATCCCATTCCAGAAAGTCCTGGCCCTGGTCTTCAAAAAAGATTGTTTTCACTTTCCACCTCGCGTACTGCGCACGTCGGTTAAATATTGGTGGCATATCCGGGTGTTGTATTTGCCAACACTGATACGGTTATGGCACGCCTTCGGCTTGGTCTTTTGTTCAATTCTTACTGGCCCACAATGCGGGCATTTAGCGATCCAGATATTGGTGTTATTCACGGTGGCCCCCTGACTCTTTTTGCCTGATTAAATTGCTCGTCTAATAGCGTGACTAATAGCGTGACTACGCCGCCGCACGCAGGCGGGTTTTGGCGGCATTGAGCTTTGCTGGTTTTTCTGAATAGCGTCGGGATTTAGGGTGGGAGTCAGCGCCACTTCCTGCGGCGCTAACGTCCCCAGCGGCGGGTGCTGCTGTGTTCGGTTTTGAGTGACTAAACAGGGTGCGGGTCGTCAGTACGACCAGGCATTGCAAAATGCACAGTGCGAGCATTTGCATGGCCAGCGGCAGGTACAGGCTAAGTGCCGCCGGAGCTGCTGTTACTGATTCATTCTGCAGGCGAGCCAGATTTTCACGGGCCTGTGTCAGTTGTTGCTGGGTATTGGCAATTAATTCATACCAGCCCGCACGGGTCTGGCTGTTGGCGTTGTACATGGCCAGCGACGCCTCCAGTGAGGCAATGCGTTCACGGGCAGCCTGTGTACGCTGCGGCAAGGTTGTGGCGGCTTGTTCTGCTGAGCGTTGCTGATCTAATACCGGCTCTGCCAGGTCGTACAGCGGTGCGATTAACGCCAGTGCTGTTGCGAATACTGCAATGCCGTTGCGTAAGCCGTTTTTGGCCGACCACAGCCAGATTGCACCCGCCTCAATCACCAGACTCCACAGCCAGCCGGTGGTCTGGTCGTACTGCATCCACCAGTTCATGGCGTGGTTTTGCAGCAACACTACCGCCCCAATCAATAACACCAGTGCCGGCCCATTTTTAAAAAGCGCTTTAATCAGTGGCATAGGGTTTCCTCCCATTGCAGCACGCAGGTTTCCCACATGGCGCGAACCTGTTTTTTACCGGCGGCAGACATTGTGGCAATGACCCGCACGCCCGGTACGCCGCTGGCGTTATCGGTTTCGAGCGTGGCGGATTGTTCGGCAATGCTGATGGCGTGAACGGCTACGTCATGAGCCATCAGCACGGCCAGAGCATCGGATGCCTGGGCGACACCGCAGGCGACACGGTAGTTTGCATGGCGGGCTGCTTTACTCACGGACGAACCTCCCACTCTATGCGGCAGTCTTTCAGGCGAGCCTGCATGCGGCTGATAACGCCTGTGGCTGATCCTCTCCGGCTGAACAGGGCACCCTTCAGGCTATTAACTGCCGTACAGGGTTGAACCGTAATTACAGGGCGAACACGGTTAATGTCGATTTCAATAACTGCGATATTCATCTTCGAAAGCGCACCGATTGCCGCTGCGACCGCCAACAGGCGGTCGGCATAAATGGTATTGATCCGGGCCATATCACACCGCCTTAATTACGTCGGAAGTAACACGCGGCGCGCCGATATCGGCGGCCATATTCATGGCGGCAATCAACTGGTTACCGATCGCCAGCGGATACAGCAGGCTGATGGCACGGCTGGCTTTATCGCGTGCTGGTACGGTCAGTTTTGCGCGCAAGGCATCGATAGCGGCAGGCTCAATAATGTCGCTCAGCTGCTTGCCCGCCGCTTGCAGACGATGCTGCAGATAGCCTTCCAGGTGGTTGTCCATCGGGTCGAGGGTAATCAGCTCAATGCGCTGCACCACTTCGCGGACTTCGCTGCGGTTTTCGGCCAGCTTCTGGGCCAACTCTGTCTGGCCGATCAGCACAATGCTGAGCAGGCGGTTAAAGCCGTCCTCTAATTCATAAAAGCGTTTCAGATGCTTCAGGGTTGGAATGCTCAGGCCATGCGCTTCTTCGATGATCAGTACATGGCGATTACCGGCGCGGCGTGACTCTCGCAACACCCGGTGCAGTTGGGCATAGCGGGCTTCGGCGGTCTGGCAGATGCGGGCTTGTGGATCGACGGTGCGAATAATGGCTGCGGCAATGTCGGTGGCCTTCAGGGTTTTGCCTTTGTTGTCATTGTCTTCAAGCCCCAGCACATAGGGTTCAATAACGATGATGGGCAGGCTTTCACGGTTGATACGATCCAGCAGGTCACGGCGCAGTGTGCTTTTACCCGCGCCGGATTCACCGCACACGGCGATGAAGCGCTCGCTGTTAATGGTTTGTGCCAGGGCGGCACGCACGTAGCGCACGTCTGGGGTGTCGTATACCTGGGCAGCGTCGGTCAGCTCACCGAATGGGTCGGCAAATAACTGAAAGTGCTTTTTAGTGAGTGGATACAAAGGTTGTTTACGCAGTAACATATCGTTCTCCTTGGGTGATTCCGCGCTTCCTTTTTCGTTGTGGGGCGCTTTGTCGTTGGTGGCAGGGTCAAACAGGGATGCCAGCGTTGGCGCGCTGGCACCTCTTTCCTGCAGCAGCCTGGTAATACGCTGCTGCAGCTCTTTCTTGTCACGGCTGGCTGGCCAGTGTCCGTGGTTACAGATAACGCTCATGGCGGAGCGGCCAATGCCCACATGGGCGGCCAGCTCTTGCCGGGTAATGTTTAACGCTTCAAGAGCGGCGTTCAGCTTCAGCATGCGCTGCCTCCTTTAATGGCTTTGCTATCGCTATTCCACTCCTGTGCAAGCTCACTGATGGCCGACTCTGGTACGCCATCGGGGAAACGGCGGGTGATTTCGGCATAGTGGGCTGGTGTCCATTCGATCTGTTGTTTGAGCTGCAGAGCCGCTTCTGCATGGGTCAGCATGCGGTCTGCAATACGGCTGTCTTTTGTTGCTGGGTGTGCGACACCACGGCGCGGCAATACAGCAACGTCGGGCAAATTCTCCATGTGTTTGTATGGGTCGATGCGGCCGCCGAACGGAACGGTTTTAGCTTTGGCTGCCTGCTCCGCTTGTTCGTCGGTGTCCACCTCATAGATGCGGCGCTGAATGGCCTTGCGGTTGGTGTCCAGCTCGGTGTCAGCCATGGGTTTGAATTCGCGGCCAATGAGTGGCGCGTCGGCTTCAAAGCCGTGTTCGTCTTTCTCAACCTTCCGGATCGGCTGCAGCAGTTCCTGACCATCCACCCAGGTGGCGACATAGGCGGTATCTGGTTGCAGCGGATTGACGGTGATGGCCAGCTTTTCACCGATGCGAACACCGTGAATACCGGATACGTCGTACAGGCAGCCTTTAAATGACACGCGCAGATCGTCGCGTACTTTCTTCTCTTCCGGTTCACGGGTAAGCAGTTCGCGGGCTAAATCCACATCGACAATGCGCAGCTGGAACTGGGTGATTTCCATCCAGACATTCAGACGGGTTTTTCCGTGGCGGCTGTGCTTTTGTGTTGAGTTGTACCAGCGGCAGAACTGGCGGGCTTTTTCGTTAATCCAGTCGATATTCGGGACGTGAGCAAACTTAAAGCCGACCTCGAACTTGGTTTCGACAATGTTGTGGTGAACCTCGACCTGTCCGGTGGCGCGGGCATTGCCCACCGAGTGAACAACCGGGTTAATGCTCAGGGCGCGCAGGAAGCGTTTAAAGGTTTTGGTCGCGGCTGAACCCGGATCGTAGTACAGGTGAAAGGGTACGCCGTACAGGGCTTCGCCTTGTTTTTCGCGCATGGCTTCAAGCAGGCTTTCGCCCAGGTTGGCAATACTCTCGCCACCGGCTACGTACCAGCAGAAAACAGCGCCGCTGGTGTGGTCGGTAATCACATAGCGCGTGAGGCGCTGGCGTTTGATTTTTTCAAAATTGCCGGGTTTATTTTTGTAGAACTCTCCGGGGGCCATGTCTTTCAGGCCGTCTTCCGGTACATAGAATAATGTGCTGATAGAGGCGTCGATTTCCCACACGTCATTCGGATGAGCGCTGCGCTGCTGACGGCTGGGTGCCGGGCGGCGCAGCTGATCAGGATGCAGGCCGTACTGGCGCAAGGCTCTGGCAACCGCATTCTCGGACAGTGGGAAAAACTCGCCGGAGGTTTCATCCACCCGGCCCGCTGCGATCATGCCGTTAGCGCGCAATACCTCCAGCGCACCGCGCACGGTGGTCAGCTTTTTATTGTTGGCGCGGTAGCCCTGCATCATGTACGCGCTGATGGTCTGGGCATCGGCCAATGACAACACCCTATTGCCAGCATCGGTGCGTTGCTTGCGGCCCTTTTTAAGGCCCAGCGCTTCCAGCTCGCGGTACAGTGTTGCCATAGAAACCCCCAGGCGTTCCGCCAGGTCTTTTAGTATTGGTTGCTTTTGGCCATGCCCGGCGGCTTCGGCAGCCCGCCAGGCATCGACCAGCATTTCAGCGGGCAGCGCCATATCAGGCCTCCGTGTCCCAACCTTCGGTATTAATCAGGGCAAACGCTTCGCGCAGCTCCTGCACTTCGCGTTCAATCTGATTTAACAGACCGACCAGAATGTCGTCCGAATTACCACCGCCCAGGGCGTGGTGGTCAGATATCTGGGTCAGGCATTTGCGATAGGTTGTACCCAGGGTCTCGGTGATTTGCTGTGTCAGCGTGGTCACTTCGGTCAGGCTTTTATTCAGCAGCTCTTCGGGGGTATTAAGGCGGGCGGCGCTGCCATCCAGCTTGGTGTGCAGCTGGTCTATTTCGCCGTTCTTTTTGGCCAGCAGTTTGTCTTTGGCTTCATCTTTGGCTTTGGCGTCACGCAGCTGTTTGCGCAGCTCGGAACAACTCATGCGGTCGATTTCGTCCAGGGCGATGCCGCGCACCGAACCGGCGTATTCCAGTTCTTTGATTTCTTCATCATCCAGAACCAGCATTTCAAAAAGCTTGGTCTTTCCGAGGTTCGCCAAATTCTGCGTTAACGCAGAATTTGAAAATTTCAGCGTCGCCTGCATGGTTCGGTTAACTAACGTATGGTCAAGGCCGAGGCGCTGAATACGCTCCATAAATTCGCCGTGCTCACACTGTTCTTTCAGCAGTAATAAGCGGGCACCCATACCAAACAATTCGGCGGCGATACGGGCGCGGGCGTCGGCAATGCCCGCTTCTAACGCATCGGGATGCATTGAGCCGTCGTAGCGCAGCTGGGTGGCCAGCGCCTTGGCATTTTCTGCCTGCTCAAGCGACACCTGCACCATCTGATTGGCAGCGGCACCCACGGCTGGGGTAATTTCAAGTTCGTCGTGGTCGATGACGGTGGTTTGATTCTGTTTGCGGGCCATGATGGTTTATTCCTCAGTTAACAGGTGTGGTCATACGGGTGCGCAGCTCGGCTAAGCGCTGCTGGGCTTTATCGAATTCGTGCAGTACGTTCATCGCCCGCTGGGCAACGCGGATGCTGGCGCGAATGCGGTTGGTTTCTGGTATGCGTTCGGCCCAGCCTGTTGCCTCCAGCGTGGCCACGTAGCGGCTTACGTTGGGTGCGGTGTAACCGGTGGCCTTGCAGATGTCTGATGCGGTCAGGCCATGCACCGTATGGCGCAGCAGCAGATCCAGAACGTTCAGAATGCATTCGGCTGATTTGTGGGTGCTCATATCAATCTTCCCATCCGTCCATTCGCTTTCCTTATGCCGCGTCTTGCTTGCGACGAACCTGAGGCAGCTGTGGCTTTGGTGGCCAGATGTTGCTCACAGGCTTATTAATGATTTCGCTGATCCGTTCCTGAATGCGGGCACTGGTGCAGCGCCCATGAATTACCTGGGAGACTGTCGCGCGAGTGACATTCAACTCATCGGCAATAACTGCCGGGGTTGTGCCTGCCATGCGGATATCCGCCTTTATCTGTTCTGGGTGCATCTCGTATACTCCGCCTAACTTGTTTACTTGTTGGCCTGTTCTGTTTGGGGAACCTGCCAGCCTTATTAGTGATTCTGGTACGGATTTCCGTACCTGTCAATATCTATATGGTATGGAATTCCGTATGTCGTCTATTGGTGAGCGATTAAAAAAGGAAAGAGAGCGTCTGGGGTTGACGATCCCTGAGTTCGCAGAAGCGGCTGGAGCAAAAAAAAACACCGTCATCGATTGGCAAAAAGATGTTTCAAGTCCACCGGCCTTGAAGTTGGCCGCGCTTGCAGAAATCGGTGTTGATGTGATGTATGTCCTTGTCGGTCAGCGCAAAACGTCTGAGCAGCCCGAGTTATCACCGCGAAAGGCGGCATTGGTTGATAACTTTGAACATCTGAGTGAGGAGGATAAACGCGCACTTGAGCGCACTGCCTCTGCGCTGGCGCAATCGTCGGGGATGACGAAAAAAGCGCAGTAGTCTGATGCTGATCAAGAAATACAAGGGATGGGTTATGTTTGATTATTTAACAGCCACTAAGTGGGTATTGTCCGGAAGTGGCTTGCCAGAAGCGACCATTCGTGAAATAGCAGATGCTGTAAAAAGCCAAAGCCGTGGCGCTGTTTCTTACGCGTTGAACGAGCAAGGCTTTAACTGGCCTTGGTTTGATGAATGCCTTGCTCAGTTTCAGGAATGGAAGCGTTGGCCAAGCCTATCTGCATGGAGCTGGTTTGAGGGGGGCTCTCGGTTACTGACAGGGAAAAAGGATACATTGGATAGACTGCCCACAAAGACTCTGAAAAACATCGCAATACGCCATCAGGTTTCAATTCCGAAGGGTTCCAAAGTTGTAGATATCCGTGCGTTGCTAACCAGAAAGCTATCTCAGGAGCAAATCGCGCCTTATAGAACCATTCTAAATAAACGAATCACAGAAAAAGATGAGGCTCGACGGATGCAGGCTAAATATCAGCTATTAGAAGTCAGCATCCGCAGTAAAGCTTATAGCTTACATCGGCATGGGCAGATTGCTGATTTAGTTACCAACATGGGTTACAAAGCACGGATTGAGTTTGGAGAGTCATTGGCTAAAAAAATGGCTAACGGGGCGGTATTCTCCATCAATAATCCTGATCTTTTTCCACCTTTTTATCCGGGAGACAGTTCTGACGTGAAAGGTGTAAGGCCCAAAGCAAGGGCTTCTGCATATTGAATTCATACAAGGAGGTTTTATGTATAGAGCAATCTTAATTTTTTTTATCGTCATCTCGTCGACCCATGCGCAGACTCATATGTGCAAACGCGACGGCCAGGTGGTATTCCAGGACACCCCATGTGATAGCTCATTAACCAAGACAGATGGTGCTTTATGTACAGGCACTATTGGCGGCTACCAGTCACTGATTGATTCAGGCAAGGCGACCATCGCCGAGAAAATGTGTTATTCGAAGCTCATGGAAGATAAAAAACAGGCAGAAAAAGAAGCGCGAACCAAAGCTGAAAATGAACACAAGATGGCAGAACGGAAGATCAAGGAAGAGCAACGCGAAAAAGCCAGGGAAGAATATCTGACCAACCAGCTGCGTGAAAAACGTGAGGCTGAAGAAAGAAGAAATCGCACGATACAACAAGCAAAAGCAGACGGTCGATATTACGTTGAGTACGCCATTACAGGTGAAACTTACGCCGTCAATATAACCATGCGAAATGCTAACGGCGATCTTGAGCAGCATAAGGTAATGACTGGATGGCGCTATGGGTTTGACGGCCGCCGGGGGCAGATTCTTTACCTGTCAGGCCAGAATCAGCGTGATTTTGGTGATGTAGGGGTGCAGATTTTTGTGAATGGCGAACTGGTCAAATCGGCAAGCTCTACCGCTGACTATGGTGTCGCGACGGTTAGTGGAAAACTTTAAAGGGAGAAAGATGATGAAATTACAAGGCGCTGTGATTAAAGAGCAGGGAGTAACCTTTGCGATTGTGGTTGTAAAGCGTTCGGCGATCACGACGAATCACCAGGCAGATCAAACCCGACAAGCTTTCCGGCCATTTTTTCCAGGGTTGCCGCTTGTGCTCGCTGCTCAGGATTCATCTGGCAGGTTCGAGTATCAGGGTCGAACTGATCTGGTAAAATTTCTTGCAGCTTTGCATCCTTCTCAGATCCCTTGGAAGGAATACACGTTCTCTTGATCATTTCACCCTGATTCACGGGACCGCAGTCGGAATGAAGCTGCTGAAGAAGCGCTGCGGGCGGCAATGCAGAAAAACTGCCAATAATCGCAGCCAGAAACAGGCAGTCTTCCTCGCTGAAGGAAGACGGTAGTTCGTCAATCATTTTGTGCAAGGCAGCTTTGGCTGGTGTGACTGAGGCCTCCCATTTCTCACTCAGCTTTATCAGCTCTTTAAGTACATTATCTGCACCGCCCAGGTTACTGGCAAATATTGGGTTGTTAAGTGCATACAGGTAATCAGAGACGGTATGGCAGATAATGGTTTCCAGCGCCAGCCCAGATTGCTCAAGGACTTTTGTTCGATCGGTTTCTTGCTCGCAGTTGGTGGTCTCTGATTTATTCATAATCGGCTCGCCTGTATTAGGTGGAGGAAACTTGAGCTCGCACAAAACAGTCTTTGGCTTCCAGCAGCTTTCGCATACCGGCTTGTTTTTCAGGGCCATCCGGGAGTTGTTTTTCCATCTGCTGTGCCAGATCGCCTAGTGGCTTACTGACGGCCTGAAGATGCTCTGGCAGGTGGTCGTATTTGAAGTATTGTAAAGTTGATGTAGGCATTGGGTTATCTCTGAGTAAGGGATTGGAAATAGTTGGAACGGTGAAAATAATCAACGCTACGGAGGCCGCAGAATCGCCTCCAGCTCTTCAGTGTATTCCCGCATCAACCGTTGCCGGGTCGCCAGCGCCCGGTAGGTTTCATCATTCAAACATTCCAGATCTGTTGCTGTGATTGGCGGTAGTAGCGGACGCGCCGGTACAGGCAGAGTCACGGGCTTATAGCGAACTGCTGAGCAGCCGCTATTTCCAAGTGTTATCAAAATGGCTGCGATCACCATTGGCAATCTGGCGTTCTTCATTGGCCTGTTCCTGCCGATGCTTTTTCTGTAATTCTTCACGGGCCTTATTAATCGCGGTCAGCTGCTGTGTTGCGGCTTCGGCTTGATCGGCACGCTGCTGCTCCGCCTGTGCTTTTTCAGCGGCTGCGCGTGAGCGCCAGTACATGGCCAGCATTGCCCCCAGCACAGCCAGGTAACGCCACAATTTGCTGAGAAAATTATTCACGCACGATCTCCGGTTCTGAATTATGGACGGTTGGGTCTCTGATTCGTGTCAGGCTTTTTTCGGTGTACTCCCGGCCTACCCAGGCACCCAGAATACCCACGGCCGCCAACCCAAAATCAGCGGCGTTCATATCCGGGATTATCCCAAAGGGGGTGGTCAGCCCTGCGGCCAGAAACTTGATGATGAGCACCAGCCAGCTGATGGCCACAAAAAATAGCGTAACGCTTTGCTTTCCGCGTGCATCGCACAGGGTTGGTACTGTTCTCATTATTTGCTCCGCTTAACGATAGCCAGCGCTTGCTCCTGAGTATGGAGACCTACCACGTACACCGTTTTGGGCTTTCCCCAGAGCTTCGGCACTTTGACTGCGGTTAATACCTGGCGGCGTGCCTGCCCCCGACGCAGTGGCGCTGATATGTGCACCCATTCTCCGAATTCCAGAATCATTTGGTCGTAGTCGACACGCCCCATGATGTCTTCGGCTAATTGCATCGGGGTAATACCGGCGGCGGTTATGTCGGCCGCCAATCCCTGTATGTGCTGAGAGGTCGGTACACCGCCAATTTTTTTATTAACGGCAGGGCTTCGGTAACCCGACGAAACGGTAATAGGCCGACCTGTTAAGGCGCGTACAGGTTGCAGCACTTCGTTACACAGGCGATGTATTCGGGTGTAGATCACGCCGCCGATACGCACGCTGTTGTCCAGGCCATACCGCGCAGCCGTTTGGCTGCGGGTAAATTCGTCCAGGTAAAAGTTTTCTGATAGTTGATGGCGATCCATTACATAACATCCCCCTTGCTGGTTCTGATTTTTAAAACAGCTTTTGGTTTTTAAAACCGAGTGGGGTCAGTTTGCATGGCTCGCGCGGGGCAATCTTTTAAAGGACTTTAAAATATTGCTTATAAACAGGTGGGTACACTGAGGGAAATTAGTTTGAGGCTACATCATGGGGATCATGGATGCACTTAAAGATTGGTGGGTGCCACTGATCACCATTGTTAACTTTATTGCGGTATGGATTGCCTGGTCGTTTCGTAAAGCGACCGTAAGCCCTGATGATTTCAAAGGCTTTACTACCGAAATTGCCGGATCAATTCAGAAGCTGGAAAACGATCTGAAGGGTCAGAAGAGCGATCAGGATAAGATTCTGGCAGAACAAGACAGGCGCCTGGTTAAAGTTGAAGCCGAATTAAAACACCTGCCCCGACATAAAGACTTTGAGGATATTCATGTTCGCATCGGCGGAATATCCCGATCGTTGTCAAAAGTTGAAGGCGCTATGAATACGATGAATCAGCAAAGCAGTCTGATTTATCAGCATCTGTTAGACCAATCCAAATCCAGGGGGTGAAGATCATGAATTTCTCAGACCGTGTGTCTGCCCGTGAGCGGCTGATTGTTCTGCAACTGTTAATGCAGGATGCCGACAACGCTGTTACTGAATACGAACTGAAGCAGTCTATGGCGGCGGTCGGCCAGACAATTTCAGGACAGGATTTAAAAGACCAGTTGCGCTGGCTGGAACGCCAATGGCTGGTAAAACTTGAGCCATCGCTGTTGGACAGCACAGGCATGATCGTCCGCATTACTGAGCGTGGCGCGGATGTTGTCAGTGGCGCGATGTCTGTTGATGGCATTGAGAAACCACGTAAAGAGGTGTTCTGACATGGGTCGTCAATCCAGCATTAAACAGTTGGCTCCGGATCTGCTGGATAAGCTGAATGAGCTGCTGCGCGATCCGCGTATTAATCAGCTGGATGCGACGGCTCGTATTAACGAGATTCTGGAAGAACGCGGCGAAGATCCTATCAGTAAATCTGCGGTAAACCGCTACAAGATGAGCATGGATCAGGTGGGACGTGCTATCCGGGAAAGCCGGGAGATGGCCGATATCTGGATCGGTAAGCTGGGTGCTGCCCCGCAAAGTAAGGTGGCTAACCTTACGTCGGAGATTATCCGTAACTCGCTGATTGATTTATCGCTGGCGATTCAGCGCATCACGATGGGTGAGTCTGATCCAGAGGTTGTCGCGGGTGCCGTTAAGATGGTTAAGGATTTAGCGTTTAGCCATGAGAAGCTGGAAAAAGCCGTCAGCGAAACCACGAACCGTGAAGCCAAAATTAAAGAGCAGGCCCGACAGGAGGCATTGCAGGAAGCAGCGAAAAACGCTGAAGAAACCGCACGTGCTCAGGGTATGGATGAAGACCAGGTAACGTTCTGGCGTAACAAGGTTCTGGGAGTTTAACCCATGGCGATTAAACCCCGCGCCGATACTATCCGCTGCGTTGAATGGGATGAGTTGCCCGCCAGTGCGCGCAACATTCCCGACGGCTTTAACCCTGCTGCTGAAGGCGTTTTGATGAAACACCAGGTGAAGTGGCTGCGCATCACTGCACCGATTAAAGTGTGTTCAAAAGGCCGCCGAACCGGTATTACTTTTGCTGAAGGTTTGGATTCGCCGCTAACCGCTGGTGCAACGAAAGCGGCTGGCGGTATGGATGTTTTTTATATCGGCGATACCAAAGAGAAAGGTCTGGAATTTATCGGCTATTGCGCGAAGTTTGCAAAAACAATCGCGCAGGCACAGGCCGGTGGTATGTCGGAAATTGAAGAATTTCTGTTTGAAGATCAGCAGGAAGACGGCACAACAAAACACATCACCAGTTACCGCATTCGCTTTGCTTCGGGTTTTAAAATTGTCGCGCTGTCCAGCAACCCGGCGAACATCCGTGGTCTGCAGGGTAAAGTTATTATTGATGAGGCGGCATTCCATCGTAACGTCGCGGCAGTTATTGATGCTGCAACCGCGCTGCTTATTTGGGGTGGTCGCGTTTCTATTATTAGTACGCACAATGGTCGTGCGAACGCATTTAATAGCCTGATTAAAGATATTGAAGACGGCCGTTACGGTGACAGTGCTGAGGTATTTACCTGCACGTTCGATGACGCGGTAGCCAACGGGCTGTATGAACGTGTGTGCATGATGAAAGGCGAAAAGCCAACCATCGAAGGCAAAAAGCAATGGTATGCCACCATCCGCAATGCGTACGGCCCACGTAAAGCTCAGATGCGCGAGGAGCTGGATGCCATCCCGCGCGATGGCACCGGTACCAGCATGCCGGGTATCTGGATTGATAATGCAATGCCGGATAAACCTTATCGGCCCGTCGTTCGTCTGGCACTGGCAGATGACTTTGCTCAGAAGCCTGTAGATGAACGTGAAGACTGGGCGGCTGACTGGATCAGACGTTACATCGATCCGGTGTTGGCACTTTGCACGCCAGAGCATCTGCATGTGTTCGGCCACGATTTTGCCCGCCATCGCGACTATTCCATTTTCACGCCGCTGGCCATTGAACCAGGTCGGCATCGTTACTGCCCCTTCGTTTTTGAAATGCATAAGGTGCCAACGCGGCAGCAGGAGCAAATTATCTGGTACATCCTTGATCGGCTTCCGCGATTTTGTGGCGGTGCGATGGATGCCACAGGCTCTGGTGAAACTCTGGCGGAATATACGGCGGATAAATACGGCAGCGGCATGATTGCTCAGGTGAAACTGAATCGGGGCTGGTATGGCAGCTGGATGCCAAAAATGATTCAGCAATTTGAGGACGGCACGATTCAGGTTCCGAAAGATCAGGATCTGGCGAATGATCTGCGCGCCATTGAGGAGGTTGATGGCATTCCTTTGGTGAGCAAACAGCGCCGACAGGATTTAAAAGATCCGGATACGTACCGCCACGGCGACTTTGCGCCGTCTCTGGCGTTGGCAAATTTCGCCAGCATTGAAATGCGTCAGGGGCCGGTTGAGGTGGCCAGTCGCCACCGCCGCCAGACGGCTGATTTACTTGAGGGGTATGTATGAATAACGGCATCTGGATTAGCCCTGATCAGTTTGTGCAATTTGGCGAGAAGGCTCAGGGCTTTTCTGACCACATTGTGACTCGCGATCGGGCACCTGATTTTTCTGGCCTGGGTAGTTATCTGCCTAACCCTGACCCTATTTTGAAGGCTCAGGGTAAGGATGTGTCGGTCTATCGCAGTTTACGCGGGCATGCGGCTGTTGGCGGTGCTATTCGTCGCCGTAAGGCCGCTGTAACTGCGTTGGAGTCGGGTGTTAAGCGAGGTAATGCATCGGCACGCGTTGAGGCCAATATTAAAGCCATTATCGACGATATCGACGTCGTGCAGTTCACACGCGATGTATTGGAAGCCACGCTTTATGGTTTTCAGCCGATTGAGCTGTTGTGGAACAAAGGCCAGCGCTGGACGATCCCTGGTGAGTTAATTGCTAAGCCGCCGGAGTGGTTTACCTTCAGCACTAAAAATGAATTGCGGTTCCGTAGCCGTCAGTCTCCGTTGGAAGGTGAGCCGTTGCCGGTACGTAAATTCCTGCTGCCGCGCAACGACGCAACGTATCAGAACCCGTGGGGTGTGGCGGATCTGGGCATGGTGTTCTGGCCAGCCACCTTTATGAAAGGCGGCCTGCGCTTCTGGGTTCAGTTTGCGGAAAAATACGGCACTCCATGGCTGGTCGGTAAGGTTCCCCGCAACACTAACCGTTCGGTGAAAAATGACCTGGCAGCCGATCTGGAGGCCATGATTCAGGATGCGATCGCAGTGGTACCGGATGACTCCAGTGTCGATATCATTGAGGCTGGATCGAAAGCGGGGGCGGCTGATGCGTATGAGAAGTTGCTGAAGTATTGCCGATCTGAGATCAATATCGCATTGCTCGGCCAGAATCAGACCACGGAATCGAACAGCACAAACGCCAGTGCAACTGCGGGCCTTGAGGTTGCGGATGATCTGCGCGACAGCGATGCGGGATTGGTATGCAGCACAATGAATACTCTGATTGAGTGGATCATGTATGCCAATGGAATGTCTGGCCCTGCACCCAAGTTTGATATGTGGGAGCAAGAGCAGATTGATGATGTTCAGGCAAAACGAGACCAGTCGCTTACCGGTGCCGGTGTTCGCTTTACCAAAAAATACTGGATGCGAACTTATGATCTGAATGATGACGATCTGGAAGACACCGTAAAGGTTGAACCAAAAACTCCGGCCCCAGCGGTTCAGTTTGCAGAAGCTGATGCCGCAAATGACAACCCGGTACGCAAGCGGACAGCTGAGCTGTCAGAGCAATTGATGCAGGCTGCTGCCGATCCTCTTCGTGCCTGGCTGGAAGTTATCCGTGGTTTGGCAGCCGCTGCCGGTAATCTGGATGCATTGCATACGCAGCTGCTGGAAGCGTATGAAAGCCTTGATGCCGAAGACATGACGACGCTGTTTGAATCTGGATTCATGGTGGCTCAGGCGCGTGGTATTGAGGACGTGGCGACTGAAGCCGGTCAGTCTATGGGGTATGCCTTCGCCGAACCAACGGCGGTGTTTGCCGAGCAGCTGGCGGCTCTGCAAATCCGTCTGCGAAATCTGGTGCCAACAAAGCGCTGGACAGATCTGCAGAAGAACGCGCATGACCGGGCATTTGTTGTCGCTGGAGCAAAAAAAGCGGATCTGCTGAATGACCTGGCCAGCGCAGTTATGACAGCCATTCAAAATGGCGGAACCATTGAGTCGTTCCGTGCTGACTTTGACGCGATCATCGATCGGACTGGCTGGTCATATAATGGCGAGCGTAACTGGCGTACGCGGGTTATCTATTCCACCAACATGAGCAGCAGTTATCACGCTGGGCGCTTATCCCAGCTCAATGATCCTGATTTGCAGGCAGTGGCACCATTCCGTATGTATCGGCATGGCGGTAGTGCCGAACCACGCCTGGAACATTTGAAGTGGGATAAAATTACCCTGCCCGCAACAGACCCATGGTGGGATACCCATTACACGCCGAATGGCTTTGGCTGCAGTTGTTATGTGATTGCGGCATCCCACGCAACAGCAGAGCGTATGGGCGGTCGTTTTGAAACACCGCCAGCAGACCTTCCGGGGGATATCGGTGAAGGCTGGGATTATGCACCAGGTGCAAATTCAGATGCGGAGATTCGGCTAATCGTTGAGCGTAAACTGCTACAGCTTCCGCAAGTGTTGGCCAGAGCTTATGCCGATGCCTGGCGGGCTGAGCTTGGGCGTGTACGATGAGTATCAGCATTGAGGTGAACGACGGCGAAGTCGGTACGGCTTTACAGTCGCTTTATGATGCGCTGGGCAACATTGATCCCGCACTTAAGGAAATCGGTGAGGTGCTGGTCGACAGCACCAGACAACGCTTTAAGACAGCTACCGCACCCGACGGAACCGAGTGGGAAGATAATGCAGATTCGACACTGCTCAACTATGCCTCCCGCTTTAAGACCTCGTTTACCAAGAGTGGCCGCATATCGAAGAAAGGCCGACAGCGAATAGCAAACAAGCTGCCTGGTACTGGTGAGACCAAACAGCTGCAGACTCAGATCTTCTACAACGTAAAGAATGGCGTTCTGGAGGTCGGATCGCCTCTGATTTATTCAGGCACGTTCCACTTCGGTGCGAAGAAGGGCCAATACGGGAAAGGCGTTCCGTGGGGAAAGATTCCTGGTCGCAAGGTTGTGGGTCTATCAAAGGAAGATCAAACCAGCATCAACGACATCATCCCCCGCTATCTGGGCTTTGCATAG